TGGATTTGTTCTTTGATCTGAAGAATCCGAAAGAAGTTCAGACTCAACTAAAGTTTTTTACTACTGGCAGAAAAGCGGGAGACGATATTCTTTTTGAGACTAGCCCGGATAAAATTTTTAGCAGACTTGAACAGATTAGAAACAAGAGAGGCAAGTCCAACTTCCAATCATCTCATTTCGATGAACCAAACATCTTAGCTCATGTACGATTCAACGACCGCACCGGGCCGAATGGTGAAAAGATTTTATTCGTTGAGGAACTGCAATCTGATTGGCATTCAGAAGGACGGAAGCGTGGGTATGGCGACGCTGAGAGAGGTCTTGATAAAGCAGCAAAAGAACTAGATCAGTTATTAAACTTAGATGCAGAAAAGAGAGGATTAAAAACAAATGTTGAACCTATAACTCCAAGAGAGGCACAAGAATTTTTGTCAGATTTTGTTCATAAAGATTACCTGATTCCACGGATTGGCGAAGAAAATTATGCAAGACTTAAAGAGATGGCAAAACGTGATATGTCATCTGTCCCAGACGCACCATTCAAATCATCATGGCACGAGTTAGCAACCAAGCGAATGCTGCGCTATGCCGCTGAGAACGGATATGACAAGTTGGCGTTTATCGATGGTTCGGAGACTGCCAATCGATATGATTTAAGTAAGAAGATTGATGGACTTGAGCTTATAGACAACCAAGATGGGACTTATGAGATCATGGTTAAACAGGTTGGTGATGATGATTACAAATCGCTTATTTATAATATTAAAAAAGATGAGGTTTCTAATTACATTGGCAAAGAAGTAGCCAAGACTGCTTTTAACAAAATGAGTGACGGGTTGGCAAGTCTTGAAGGACTAGACCTCAAGATAGGCGGCGATTGGGCATTCAATCTGTACGACAGAATGATCCCGCAATTCCTCAAGAAGTACGGCAAGAAGTTTGGTGCTAAAGTCGAGGATGTGGAGGTTCGTTTAAGTGATCCAGAAGAAGCTGCACTGACTGGAATTAGTGCTGATGAGGTTGAGGCAACTAACTTCAAAGCAATAGACATCACACCTCAAATGCGAGGTGAGGATGGAGTGATGGGCGGCCAGGTGAGGTTTATGCCGGGTGCATTGCAGGATAGTGTTCAAGCTCAAACAAATGATAGACCTAGCGTTGGAGTCAACATCAATGACGGTCAATTGCCGTTCAGTCGGTGGATTGTTGATGGTAGGCAGAACGAGGACGGTTCAATTCAAAAAAAGACGATTGAGACAAGAGCAAACCCCAAAAACAACGCACTGGCAAAACTGTCAAAGACAGGAGAACGCTTTGCAATAATCAGCACTTTTGGCTCAAAGAAAAAACAAGCCGAGATAATTGCAACCGCAAAAGCAGGTAGCCCGATTATGTATGACACGCTAGAGAAGTTTCGCGCTGATCAAGATAAACATATGGTAGAACCTGGCTCAGACTTTGACTGGGATGGCTTTAAGGTTGGTTACCCGATTGAAGACGTTAAGAAACTGGAAAAATCGGTTCCTGTTCCGCGCAATGTTCGAGGCATACAAACCAGAGACTTGTCTGGTGTTCGGTACATGCCAGCAGAACGTGCTGACGTAAAAAACAGAGTTAGCACCAGACTACCAACCGCTGCAACTGCTACAGAAAACCCATTAGCATCTACGTTATTAATTAATAACGATACGGTGTTTTTGTTACCAAAAGAAAAGCAAGATATATTGGCTTCAACAATAGCTAAGTATCCTCACATTAGAACAGAAAAACGTGATTTGTCTTCCGTAAATAAAGAATTGCAAGATATGTCAGTTTCTAACCTGCTTTGGTTATATGATAAAGTGCCTGAGAATATTAGAAAGCGCAGTAAATTGTGGTATGACGGAGCGCGAAAAATTACTAATGATTGGGTAAAAAAATACGGGTTAACTAATGCAGAATCGGCTGGAGTGATTGCAGTATTGTCACCACAGAAAGATTGGTTCATGAATGTATCACTAGCTGAACGGGTTATTGATGGATATAAAAACAAACAAGATTTTCCTGTCAACCAGGAGATGATAACTAAAGCTAAAGAAATAGATCAATTTTCTAAAGACCCACTTGTTATGAAAGTCATTGAGACGATGGGTGACAAAAAATTCAACGATCTTGATCTTTTAGAAAAAGCATATTTTATTCGTTTGTATGATCAAACATACAGACCTCAATCGTTTCCGGTTATTAGCCCGGAAGGTCGTATGATGGATTCTAAAGTTAATAATGATGGTTCACTTGGAAGAGTTATACACGCATCTTCTCCAGCATATATAAAAGCTATCAGTATTTTAGAAAACCCAACTAAAGAGAATATATCGAATCAATTAGGTAATCAGCATAAAGTCAGAAACTTTAATAATAATATTCTTTTGCCTAAGTTAGCTAGAGAAGACGTAACAATAGACACTCATGCAGTTGCGGCAGCATTACTTAAACCGTTATCAGCTAAAAGCATCGAAGTGAGTCATAACTTTGGATCAGGTGTACCTAATAGTTCAATCACGGGAGGCAAAGGAACTTACGGAATTTATGCAGATGCCTACCGTAAAGCCGCAGAACAACGAGGAGTTCTTCCCCGAGAAATGCAATCAATTACTTGGGAAGCAGTTAGAGGTTTGTTTCCTCAACGAATGAAAAACAAAAAGAACATTAAAATTGCTGATGGTATTTGGAGCGATTACAATAATGGCAAGTTATCTCTTGACGAAACAAGAAATAAAATAAGTGATGCATTCGGTGGCATTAGGAATCCCACTTGGTATGGAACCGATAAGTAAAAAACTAAAAGAACTTGGCGAGGAAGTTACACTCGAAAATTGGCTAAGATTAGCTTACCCAGGCGAAAATAAAAAACTATCTGATTTAGCCGCAGACGAGATTGAAGACATTCCTCCGTACCTGGTTAAAATTCACAAGATAAAGAATGCCAACAGGAACACCAAAAAAACACAATAGCCCGAGGCGAATCCGTAAAGGCGAACCGGGGCATGGCAAAAAGAAATTTGTGGTAAACGCAAAAGTCGGAGACAAGACTAAAGTCATTCGGTATGGCGATGCCAACATGGAAATCAAACGAGATAGCCCAGCGAGAAAGAAATCATTCCGGGCTAGACATAAATGCGAATCAGCTTCAGCTAAAAATAAATTAACTGCACGTTATTGGTCGTGCCGTAATTGGTGATATGAGAAAGAAAGGCGGACAACGATTGATGGAGATGTCGCAGAGAGAATCTGCGCCAGTTGTGGAGGAAGTTACTACGGTTAAACGATACACTGACAGTGATCGATTTAAACAACCTCTAGCGGAAAGCGTGAATGAATATGACGCTGATCAATTTGTTTCAGCCCCAGCACCCAAGCGTAATGATTTCATCGCCAGGATGTTTCCCCGATTAACTGAAGCCGCCAATCTCCTCGGCGAGATCAAAGCCAACGTACAAGAAAAATACACCGAGGCAGAACTGAAGAAGCTCGATAAGTCGATTCTCGATGATGTTTTGGTGAAGCACCTCGCTGATGTAGAGAATATGCTTTCTTTGGACAAACTGCCAAAAAACTTGGCCCCAGTTCAACGTAGGATCGATAAAAAGAACATAATTGGTGTACTGACACCGGAGGATGAGAAAAGTAGCTCAGACGAGATCCTCAAGCGATTAACAGCTAATCGAACCAAATCGGACGATCCAGAGGTACGTAAAGCTGAAAAACTTGCTGAGATAGCTGATCCTGTGGTTCCAACCCAAGATGAGGCTATTGATAGTGTGGTTGCCGCCGAGGAAGCAGGTGCGCCTATTTTGGCGTTTAGCGATTCCGAGCTTGAGTCGTTGCTTCCTAAATTTGCTTTAGAGATGCCTAACGCTAAAACGATGGCGGATATGCAAGAGTTGGCTGATGCATACAAAGAATTTTCTGGGGAGGTCAGAACGCCTCTCCAAGTATGGATATCTATTAATCATCCTGAGATGGATCAATCATTTTTCGACTGGGTAGCAGACACTCCGTAAAATTAAGATGCCAAAGAAAATCCATAACAAACTTAAACGAGCCGCCAAGAAGCGCGGATTAACGGGAGATCGCGCTAATGCCTACGTCTACGGATCGCTGGGAAAAATCAAGAACGGGAGCAGTAGGAGAACTACTAGTCGCCGCAAGACTCGTTGAGTTAGGTTTTGAAATATTTTGGGCGGCGAATAAAGCCTCCGCCGGACTAGATTTTATCTGTTCGTACAACGGTCACCTCAACCGTATTCAAATTAAGACCAAATTCGTTCCCCGTACTAATGCTACCGGGCAAGACGTTAAATGCGATTCTGACCCCAAAATGTACGATTATTTGATTTGCTATCTGCATCATCATCACGCTACCTACGTCGTGCCATCTGACATTCCAAAGAAAAAAAACTTAACTTTCTACCCGGACGGACTCACTAGTAAAGTTAATGATAATTACGAAGAATATCGTGACGCTTGGCACCTCCTCCGCACAGGTGGGTGAGTTTTGGGTGAGTTTTCAGTTTGACGCTTCTATTTCCTCAGTAAAATGGATTTTTACGGCGGATTCAAAATCCGCTTCTTTCACGAGAGTGTGGGTTCGAGTCCCTCCACTGGTACCACCTAGTTTCCTAGTCTTTTCTTCAATTTTCCTCAATAAACACTTACGGAATGGGTGGTCATTCATCCGCCGCTTAAAGTGCAGTGAAGTGCAACTAAGTGCAGCTAGTTCCGCACAGGTGGGGGAGTTTTGGGTGACTTTTTTCAGACACCTCAATGTAAATATTTTTATTTTTTTACACTTAAGGTGTTGACGGGTGTACATACATATGAGAAGCTAAACCCCAGTTAGAGAAACCAAAAAGCTAAAATGACACATAAAGAAAAAGAAATTAAGTTTACCATAAAAGAATTACTTCAACTCCACCTAGCTTTAGATAATTGCTGGGGTGGCGGTGATTGGCAAGATCACCTAACTAAAAAGGAAGTGAAAACATTTGAAAGTGCATGGAAAAAAATAAGAAATAACATCTTGTAACAGGTACATAATTATGACAACGAAAGAAACCAAAAAGCTAAAATGATAGAAATACCAATACTCGGCAGTCGTAAGATTCAATCTCGGTTAAAGCAAACCAAGCTTGGCCGATATCAATTTCGTTTAAAATTCAGACCTCGGAGCATCGACAAGCTGATCTCTTCAAAGGCCGATAACAAAGAAGATGCGGCTCAAGACATCATTGACGCAATCCAGAAGCTCAATGAACCACAAGAGCAATTATCGAAAGTCTCTGAGCCGGTTAAATCGGGCAACCTCCACACCTGGGCTGAAATCTTCGCTATCTTAGATGATAAGTCTGATAATGGAGACAAGCAGATATCTTCGGCGAAAACCGCTGCACGACGCATTCTGAGAGGCATAGGCGACACGGACGAGAATTACCCACACCAAGCAACCAAAGACCGGATCGACAGATGGTTCGAGTCTCAGGTTAAGCGAGGAAAGAATGTCGATGACAAGTTGGCGATCAAGAAGAAATTGAACAAGTCAATCGGTCAGATGCGTTATGGTGTGTTCAAAAAAACGATGATGAAATATTACAACCTCGGCCCATCGTTTGATATTAACACGATCAAGATTCTTAAATTTAAGCCGGTCAAGTATCGCCGACCAACTGATGATCGTCATGAACGTGCTGACAAGTATTTCCGTGAAGTCGTTAAGTTCGCTGATCCGTTGGTGTTTGGCTTTTATCAAGTAATGAGAATATCCGCCCAGCGAAATGTTGAGGTTGCTTACTTGAAACGTGAGAACCTCCTCCCCGATTGTTTTCTAAACGACAGAATTGTTCCTCGTAAGAATGAGACTGAGCGGGAGATTCCGTATCGCAATGGATTCACTGAGGATGATCGACAGTTTTTGCTGGGATTGAATCCAGGTGGAGAGTATGTCCTACCGGGAACCGACTGGGATCGCCAGCACGGTTATTCTAAGAAGCTTAATGAACTCCTACGACCATTCGGGTTCACAGCGTATCAACTCCGTAAGGAGTGGGCTTGCCAGTTACTAGATCAGAAAGTGCCGGTTCACATAGTGGCGGAGATGATGGGCAATACAGTTCAAGTTCTGCTTGATTACTATGTAGCAGTTAAGAAAACAAAATTCAGTTTACAATTAGGATAAATAAAAAACAAAAAAAGCTATGACACTAAAAACGGATATTCGTGTGTTGACTATGGGCGATCTGCTTAATGGTGAGAGTCTGCTTGAACAAACAAGACTATGCCAAACCAACGTAACCCAAACAAAAAGCAACTTACCGTGTGGAGACATGAACGGGACATGGACGTTCTCCGTGAAGTGTCTAAGAGAAATGACATATCGATGTCTGAACTTTTGGAAATTCTAATTGAAGATTTCCAAGATAAAAACAAATCGGAACAAAACAAATATCTAAAAACTAAACGAAAATAATAAATGAATTTAGAAAGTGCCGAACTAAAGTTACGCCAATTACAGCACGAAGATAACCAGAACCACAAAGACATCACCAAATTGATAGCAAGCAATACAAGTAAGTCGGTAACACGATTAGAATTTTATACGGCAATAATGCTAGTCCTACTAGCGACTCTATTATGTTGATAGAGTTTTTTTGCCATAGGTGTACGTCCACCGGCTTTAAGAATGAGAAACAATTACGGGAAAAAGAAATCATGTCATTACAAATTATCAGAGTGGCACAGAGAAAAGTTAGCGAAGTTAGCGAAAGCAACTCGCCGCACCATGACAAGTGTGATTGAGGAATTAATAGAAAAATCAGAATGAAAATACTAATAACAATAATAGCAAGCGTGGCAGTGTTTAGCTTTGTAGTTAGCCGCCCATACGCTGAACAACCAAGCGTAAAAGCTTCTTGGTATGGCGACGAGTGTGCTGGAAAGCCAACGGCAAGTGGAGAACCGTTTGATCCAAGTCAACTAACGGCAGCCATGTGGGATGTTCCGTTTGGAACAAGAGTCAAAGTCGATCTAGGCCCGAAGTCGGTGATCGTTCGGATCAATGACCGAGGCCCAGCTAAACGACTGAATCGAGGAATCGACCTATCAAGAGAAGCATTCTCTCGTTTGGCTCATACTGACGCTGGTTTAATTTCTGTGAAACTAACTATCCTACGATGACCGATTATTTTTCAGCACAAGAGGTCGCTGATCGATTGATGATCTCAATCCGAAGTGTTCGCAATTACATCAAGTCAGGAAAGTTAAAATCCGTAAAAGTCGGTAGACTTAGACGAGTATCCGAGGAGGACTTAGAAACGTTTATCGGTAGACGCGATCAGCGCAATGAGATTGAGACGTTTATCTTAAAGCAACAAAACAAACTCATGCGAGAAGCGGCAGAGGCGTTGGCCGAGTGGCAAGCCGATAAGAAGAAGTCATGGATCGAGGAACATCAAAAGAATAATCCAGTGTTAAGTATGGGGAGCAGATGAACAGTAGAGACAAAGGAGCGAGAGGCGAACGAATGTGGCGTGATCAATTAAGAGAAGCGGGGTTCGAGGCTATCCGAGGATGTCAGAACGCCGGACGAGATTCGGGAGGCGGAGAAGCACCTGACATTATCTGTCCTAGTCTGCCAGGTTTGCATCACGAGGTTAAATTCGTAGAGAAGCTAAACATCCAGAATGCCATGGATCAGGCAATACGAGATGCCAAGCCAAATCAGATCCCGGTGGTAGCTCATAAAAAGAAAAACTGCGATTGGTTGATCACCGTAAAAGCGGAAGATTGGCTCAAAGTAATTAAAGAAAGCGATTTAGTGCGATGAACAATTTTAGCGGTTGGTTTGGTTGGTGCCTGTCACCGCTAGTCCTGGCTTGGTTTTTAGCTTTACCGGGTCGGGACACCAATTTGTGCGGATAGTCCGCAAGAAAGAAAAGAAATGATAATACAAGAATCAGGCAATGGCGGAGGAGAATTACCTCCGAAGAAACCGCAAAATGCGGTGTGTGTAGGTGTGATAGACGTAGGCGAAGCTTACGGAATTCCACCAGGCCCAGATGGTCGCCGAATGGTTCCATCGACTAATCCATCTCGTCCCGAACCGAAACAGAAAGTACGTTTTATATTTGAGTCGGAAGCGAAGATGGATGATGGAAGACCATTTAGGTTAACCACTCAATACAACGTCACTTTAAGCGACCAAGGCTATCTGAAGCCATTTTTGGATGGTTGGGGTGTAGAACTGGTCAAGACCGATAACGGGATCGACCTGGAGGCATCTTGCGTCGGTAAGTGTGCGATGGTGAATGTTACTCATGATAAGGATAAAACTGATCCAGAACGACTTTGGCCTAATATCTCAACCGCAATGCCAAGTACCACTGAGTTAGCTCCAAGCGGTGAGTTCGATAAAGCTAAGTACCTCAAAGACGCGCAAGAGAAACGGGCGGCTTAATGATTATAGCAGAACCCAAGCGTATCGCTTCCTCCGGTCAGCACTGGTACTCGCTGGCCGGGGTTGCGTGTCACGTTCAGCCGAATGGCAAAGCCACGACGCTGAGAGAGGCTAGAACTCAGAACCTCGTTCCATCGGTGAGTGGGGTTCTGGGGATGATCGACAAACCACACCTAACTAAATGGAAGTGTGATCAGATGATTCATCACTGCATCGATCATCCATATCAAGCAGGTGAATCACACCAAGAATACAAGAATAGGATTCATGGTTATGCCAAGATTGATAAGCATGAGATTCTTGATTTCGGTACACGAGTCCACAAAGCAATCGAGGATTTTAATTTAGGAACGTTTGATGAATCCAAAGATCCGGCTATTTGGCCTTGGGTAGAAACATATGTTCGATGGGCGCAAAGCCGGATAACCAAAGTGGTCGCCGTGGAGAAGACCGTGGCAAGCAAACGATGGGGGTTTGGAGGAACGATTGACCTAGTAGCCGAGGTACGAGGTATCCGGGGGTTGGTGTTAATAGATTATAAGACTCAGAACTATACGACTAAGGCTAGTTTTCGAGATGAGTATGTCTACCAGTTGGCCGCCTATCGTAAAACGATGAGGCCGAATCCGATGGCAATAAGTCTCGTAATTAACCGAGATGAGCCAAAACCAATAGTCGAGAAAATATGGTCTCCAAGCGAATTGCAGCGTGGATGGCGTGTGTTTTCAACTGCGAATAAGTTATGGCAAGAAATCAAGAAATATGAACCTGGGAGAGAAAGCGATAAGTGAAGACGAGGCGGAGAGGCTAGGCGCGGTGCCGTTTAGCTTCCCATGTAGAATAGGTACTAAGTTGGTACGAGATGAAACGTGGATATTAAACAATATGATTAAAGATTTAGAATCGGCAGGTAAAGAATGGGTGATCGTTAAAACGACACACCGTAACAGTCGTAGCACCGCATTGGCGTTGGAGTTATGGAAGATAAACTGAAGCTAAAGCAGTGGCCGGATGAACCACCAGGATCGTCTAGAAAACTAAAGCTACTAGCTGAAGCGGCAAGCGAGTTCTTCGACCAACCACTACTTAAAATGAAGAGCAGAGAAAGAACCAATGAGATCGTTTGGCCGAGAGTGGTGTGTATGTGGATAGCAAGAGACGCCGGTTACACATACAACGCAATCGGTGAGTGGTGGAGCAGAGACCACGGTACAGTGATTCATGCTGTTAACTTGGTGAACAATTTAAGAGAAACAAAGCCGAGCTACGACAAGCAGTTTAGGCAGTTCATGATCTACTCCAAAACATACATCCAGAAGCATTCCAAGCCATGATAACCTCCTACGATATCCTACCAGAAGACCATTCGGATGAAGACTATATGGTGTACTTTTGGCGTGTAGAAAAAGATAAAAACTTACATAAGCCTAAAAGACTGCTTGTAGAAAAAAATAAAAACTCCATCGGGTAGTCATTGAACAGTAAAGACTTAGATGCATTTAGAACGTAATAGTAATAATAACGTATATACGAATAACGTAAGAGTAATAATATATATATAATAATTCCTACGAGTATCGATAATTATGAAAGTACTAACGAGCCAAGAGGCGTTTGCCTACAAGCAACAACTCGAAACGATCAGAGAGCAGATGCGACAGATCGAGGAGAGAGGAGTGTACGACATTGCCGGGAATATCATCAAGCCGAGTGACCGGAAGGAGTACAAAGATCTGAAGGAGATGGAGAATCATGTCAGGCAACTAGCCGCCGGTATTCAACATCCGCTACCGATCCAAAAGAAGAAACGCAAACCGCAACAACCGAAAAACGATTTGAGCGATGAGGAGTGGAATGAGCTTGCAGAATTAGCGAGAGAGGCGTTTAAAGACTTTCACCGGTGTGCAGACACCAAAGAAGAAGAAAATGAGCGTGAGGATACTGTAGAGGCTCAAAGAACGCATGATGGAGGTAGGAGTTAGATGAGGATTTACACTAACCGAGCTTGGGTAGTCTTCAAGTCTCGTCCTTCACGAGCCAATGAAATGGTTAAGCACCTGGGTTCGGTTAGTTCAATTTATTAGAAATTAGATATGCCAATAACAACGACAGAAATAGAAGATAACGATGCAGTAGACATTCCGGTGTTTCAATGCAATCGAGTGATGTGGAGGGACGGTATTGAACGACTAGCTTTCGTCTGTCCTAAGTGCGGAAAAACAAACATCCATACAACGAACCCCGAAGATAGCGATGGTCATAGACATTCACATTGCAAGTGTTGGGGGTCAGAAGGATATTACATCGAGGAAGCTGAAGTGACCTACAGGAAATACTGATGGCGGCCAAGAAGAAAGCGACAAGCAAGAAAGCTGTCCCAGTTCGTAAGAAACTGACTGAAGAGCAGTTAGAAGGTCAACAAGCGAAACTCGCTGCACTGAGGAATGCGCCTGTGCATATGCCGAAGAGCGTGTATGACGCTAGAGCGAAGCAAGCGGATAAACTAGGAACCGGAGAGATTACCGGGCGACCAACCGATTATGTCCCAGAACGGATCGAGGACTTCCTCAAGAACGTGAGGAGCGGACTGCCGGTACAGCGTGCTGCTTCGATGGTTGGGATAACGAAATCAACGCTCTATCGTTGGGCGCAAGAGTACTCTGACTTTAAGGATGCAGTGGAGCAAGCGGAGTCAGAATACCAAGCATTTGCACTAGGAACAGTGAACGAAGGAATAGCTAATGGTGATGGGCATCTAGCTATGAAGTTACTCGGCGCCAGGTTCAGCGATGAGTACGCAACATCAAAGAAAGTCGATGTCCGATCCACTCATGTTAGCTCTTCGATCAGTGCTGATCACCTGGCTGGACTTCAGTCTGCTAGACTTGAAACGGATATAACATCCGCCGCGAATGCGATTGAAACGGAACAAACAAATACACTAGAAGAAAAAGTCACACAAAACTCACACGGTTTAGACGATCCTTCAGATAATGATGTGGGGGGTACCCAGATGACCGGGGTACGAGATCCCAACACCCCACCCCCGTTAAACGACTCGCACACGGAACTTTCCCGTCACAACGCCACAACGCCTAAATGTGACGGCAAAGAAAACATCGATCCACCCAATAACGACAGTACTTGTGACGGTGTGACGGCAAAAGCGGGGGGTAAAGCCAACGCACCTAAAGATTCCCAATGACCCGCATGAGACATACCTACGGATTATTCGTACAGAAAAGCTCCCAGTGGCATTCGTTTAGAGCGGTATGTACGCCGGACGGTATGGAGATGCGATTAAGAGCGAATTACGAGATAGACGAGGACGATGTAGATAATTGGCGAGTATGGGTAATGGAAGACTACGAGGATCGGACGGGCTTAGAGATCGGAGACGCGTGATGGTATTTGTGAAGTGCGGCAACGATGGACGATGGCGACTATGGATTAGATCTGTAGCGGGAGAATCACCTGCGGGATTACGATTAAACCGTGGAGGAATGTTCCCGTATGAGACGCTTTACGACCATCAGGATTACGCACAGGCGACTATCCAGGCTGGACGGTTGCAGGAGTACATCGATGATCGACAACGCGCTTTAACAGTAAATCGAAAGAAGAAACATAAATGGAATTAAATTTGATAAGTTTAGGCGCGGGAGTTCAGTCATCGGTTATGGCATTGATGGCAGCCCGTGGGGAGATTGATCCTCCGGTGGATGGGGCGATCTTCGCTGATGTAGGTGCGGAACCTCAAAGTGTTTATGATTGGCTGGATTGGTTGGAGGCGGAGTTACCGTTTCCGGTTTACCGGGTGGTGCATAAGGATGGTCTTACGAAGATGCTGGAGAATACGGTTAGCAACGGAGACAGATGCGCTCAACCTCCGTTATACACTAAAAGTGATGATGGGAGTCTTGGACAATTAAACCGAATTTGCACGGTTGAATATAAGATTGACCCGATAAAAAGAAAGACTCGGGAGTTGCTTGGTTTGAAGCCTAGGCAAAGAGCCAAAGACGTTCATTGCACTACTTGGATTGGTATTAGTTTAGATGAAATCCAGCGGATGAAGATGAGCATGGAGAAGTATATCACCCATAGGTTTCCGTTAATTGAGAAGCGTATGAGGCGGGGGGATTGTTATGAGTGGATGAAAAAACATGGATACCCGGAACCTCCTAGATCGGCGTGTGTTTATTGTCCGTACCACTCGAATCATGAGTGGAAAAGATTGAAAGAGCATGACCCGGAAGGATGGAAAGAAGCGGTGAGAGTGGATGAGTTGGTTAGGAACGGATGGTCAGGTATAGATAATAAATTATATTTACATCGAGAATGTAAACCGTTGGATGAAGTGGATTTGTCAACGGATGTAGACCGAGGTCAATTGACGTTTCTTGATGAGTGCGAAGGAATGTGTGGGGTTTAAGTTATGGAATCGTGACGATTGAGCGAGCAGAGCAGGAGTGTGTAGATATTATTCTGGAGAACCATCCTGGCGATGCTTGGGTTTATACGAATGATAAGTATTCATTCCTCGATGGGATGTTTGTTCGAGGTGGAGTGATTAAAGCAGTGGCGGAGATTAAGAGTCGAGAGTGTGCGTTTGGTACGCATAAGAAAGAGATGTTGAACTGGAACAAGCTAGAGGCCGGACAGTGGGCTAGTAGAAGTTTTAGATGTCCGTTTTATTTGTTTAGTTATCATGCGACGAGTGACCTAGTGGCGTGTTACCAGGTAACGAATAATGTGGGTGAGTTTGTAAGAAAATTTGAAATAAGCGATTATGGGCAAAACAGAAGCAAAGAAAACCGAGAAAGCAAAACCGTCAGAAAAACAGTCTGGCTCGAAAGCAAAGACCCCAATCTCATCAAGAGATGCGGACGCCGATGTATTTTCTGAGAAGTATCTCGGGCTGAAACTATACGATTGGCAGAAGAAAGTTCTGTTCGATCTGAGCAAGCCCGGTGCGCGAGTGGCGTTGAAGGCGGCTAATGGTAGTGGCAAGACTGCGATGATCGCTGCACCGGCTGCGCTTTGGTATGGGTTGATCTATCCGGGGAGCATTATCATCACAACGTCAGGCGTTTATCGTCAGGTAAAAGAACAGCTTTGGCCTCAGATTAGGAGTCTAGCGAGCAAAGTGTCTGGGTTGGGTATGAGCATAAACCAGACCGACTTAACGATGGATAATGGTTCGAGGATATTAGGTTTCGCCACTGACCAACCCGGTAGGTTTGAAGGATTTCATGGTAATGTTTTTATTATCCTAGATGAGTGTAAATCGATCCAAGAAGATTTATTTGAAGCGGTTGCTCGTATTCAGCCTAATAGGATTATGGCAATGAGTTCGCCAGGTGGTACTACGGGGAAGTTTTATAAGATATTCAGCAAAGAACAAAAATGGTGGAAACTCCACACTGTTACAGCATTTGACTGTCCGCACATTAAAAAGAGTTGGATAGAAGAACAGATGGAGATGTGGGGGAAAGACCATCCGCTGATTCGTTCCATGATCTTTGGCGAGTTCCAAGAGACGAGTGGTGAAGGCTTGGTCATTCCGTGGGATTCATTGCAGAACTGCATAGATAATCCTCCTACGAAAGACGGTCAGGAGATGGTTGCGGCGTGTGACTTTGCGGCGGCTGGAGACGAGAGTGTGTTCTGTCTGAGGATCGGGAATAAGATTGTAAAACTCCTGGCATGGCGCGAAGCGAATACTATGGCTGGATGTGCGCGGTTTGCGCTGGAGTTTGAGAAAGCTGGGTTGAAACCAGAACAGATATTCGGTGATGCAGGCGGTTTAGG